ATGTTGCGGGACGCGACGTTGACCAGCTTTTTAGAAGTGGTCGGAGGGAGCCGGATCCCGTACGAACTTAATAAGTCGGAGTCGGTGCTGGTAATGAAAGACACGGGCTCACGAATTTATTTTCGCGCCGTGGACGATTTCGAACGGCTGCGCGGCACTAACCTGGCGTGGTTCGGGTTGGATGAGCTGACTTACACGCCGGAGGAATCCTGGCTGAGGCTGGAAGGCCGGCTGCGAGATCCCCTGGCCAAGCGATTGTGCGGCTTTGCGGTATGGACCCCCAAAGGTTTCGACTGGGTGTATCGCAGATTCATTCGAAACCACGTGGAAGGGTACGACGTGGTGCTTGCCAAAGCGTATGAGAACAGGTACGTGCTGGACAAGATTCCGGATTTTTACGATCGTCTGAAGGCCAGCTACGACGCGAAGTTCTTCGAGCAGGAAGTGCTGGGTGAGTACCTGAATGTCCAATCCGGCGTGGTGTATCACGCGTTCAAGCGAGCGCGCAACGCGAAACCGGTGCAAGTTGATCCCGGGTTGCCGCTATTCTGGGCGCTGGATTTCAACGTGGATCCGATGAGCTCGATTGTGGCGCAGAAAAGGGGAGAGGAAGTGAACGTTCTGGACGAGATTGTCTTGAGCCGGGCCAGCACTCACGAGGCGTGCGAGGAGTTCATGAACAGGTATCCGAACCATCTGGCGGGCGTGGTGATTTACGGCGACGCGTCGGGGCAGAGGCTGCAGACGGCGGGAACGACCGACTACCAGATGATCCGCGAATATATGCGGCGCACGGTCTATGGAAGCCCAAAATTTCGAGTGCCGTCCAGTAATCCGAGTGTACGCGAGCGCATCGCGCTGGTTAATTCGAAACTGTTTTCGGCGGGCGAAGAAACGCAGCTGTTTGTGGATCCACGATGCAAGGGACTGATTATGGACTTCGAAGAGGTCGTTTTCAAGCCGGACAGCAGCGTAATCGATAAAGACAAGGACTCGCAGCGAACGCATCTGTCGGACGCACTGGGTTACTTACTCTGGCAGGAATGCCGTCCCAGGGCCGCATTCGGCGAACAAGGCAAGCGGTTGATATAGGCGCAGGAAAAGATGGACACGATCAAGGATAGCCTCGACATCGATCACGAACATCCGGAGTATGCCGCGAAGCGCGCGATGTGGCAGCAGTATCGCGACCTGTACGTCGGCGGGGAACAGTTCAAGGTCAACGCGGAACGGTATCTCATCCGGCGTCAGAAGGAGCCAGGGGACGTCTTCGGTGAGCGGCTAATTCGCTGTTTCTACGAAAACTACGTCGGCTCGATCGTGGACTGGTACGCAGCCACGTTGTTCCGTCGAGAACCGGCATTGGCCTTTGACGGTACAAACGAGCGCGGGAAACAGTTTTTCAGCAGTTTTACGGAAGACTGCGATCGCAGAGGCAGTAGTCTGGCGGAGTTCTTCCGGAAGCAATTTATCGAAGCTCTGGTGTGCGGGACGAGTTACACGCTGATCGACTTTCCACGTTTAAGCCGACCGGCGGGAACGCGGGCCGAGGAGGACGAACGCGGCGCGTCGCGCGCCTATTTGGTCAGTTACTCCGCTGACGAGTTAATTAACTGGAGTTTTGACGAACATGGCCATTACGAGTGGGTTGTGTTGCGAACGCGAAGTCTGAAGAAAGAAAGGATCGAAGACAAGGCTTGGGCTAAGCAGACACGCTGGGTTTATTACGACAAGCAAAATTACTCGGTTTACGAACAGCTTGAAAACCACGGACACCGAGAACCAATTGAGTTAGTGGCCCAAGGTCGCCACGGATTAGCGAAGCAGTCCAGGGTGCCGCTGCTGGATCTGAGAGTTTCTGAAAGGCTGTGGCTGCTTAATAAGGCCGGTTCCCTGCAATTGGAGCATTTCAATAAGTCCAATGCGCTGGGTTGGGCGCTTACCATGGGCCTTTTTGCAATGCCGGTCATTTATTCGGAGCGCGACTGGAACCAGGTGATGGGCGAGTCGTATTACATCCAACTGGGACCGCAGGATAAGTTCGGATGGACCGAGCCCGAAGGACATGTTTACCAGATCGCCGCGAACAATCTTGCGACGCTGCAGGAGGAGATTTACCGGGTTTGTCACGTGACGCACGCGGGCGGCGCGGTATCAGGGAGCGCGGCACAGTCCGGGTTGAGCAAGCAGCGAGATTACGCAATCACGCAGGAAGTGCTGCGGGCCTACGGCGACGCGGTGAAGGACGCCATGAAACGGGTGCTGCGCGCTATCGACGCCGCGCGCGAGGACGGGTTGACCATCAATGTCGCCGGCATGGACGAATTCGACATCGGCGACTTCGGAACGGAGCTAGACGACGCCGAGAGGCTTCTTAATCTAGGCATTGACTCACCGACCCTTAAGAAACAGGTCTTCAAAAAACTGGCGTTTCAATTTCTGTGCGACGTTCGGCGGGAAGTCAAGGACCAGATCGGGCGGGAGATCGACGCAGAGAAGTAAGGGGACTTATGGAAGAGAAAAAACCGGAAAAAACAGAGCTACGCTCCATTATCAGAGGCGTGATCGACGAGTTTGTGCAGGCCGAGCGGGCCAAGGCCGAGCCCGCATACAAGGCCGAGCTGCTGGACGAGCGAAAACGGCGCGAGGATTTGGAGCGGCGCGTCAACGATTTGGTGCAAGAGAACCAACATAGCCGCCAGATCGCGGAAGAGGCGGAGCGCGGGGCATCCATTCGGGCCGAGTTACAGCGGCTGGGCGTAGCCAAAGTTGATTTGGCATACCGCGTCGTGAAGGACGATATTCAGCGCGATCAAGACGGTCGCCTGGTCGCAAAGGACGGACCAAACGAGATTCCAGTGCGGGATTACCTTACGCAGTTCGTACAGGAAAATCCAGAGTTGCTGCCGGAGCGCATCACGGGCGGCTCGGGCATGGGATCGGGGCCGAAAGCGGCTCCGAATGTGGGCGGGCTTGATCTGGACAAAATTCGACCGGGCATGAGCGCGGAAGATCTGGAAAAAGCGCGTCAGGAGATCTCGCGGGTGGCCAGCCAGGCCATGCGAGGCATGTAGTGGAGCGACCTGGGAGCAGGCGGTCTGATAAGCCACTCCCGACGCTGGAACGGACTAAGGAAAAGAGGAATATATATGGGAACAATTACATCAGCGAATGTAGCAACTGCGATAGTCAAGTTAGTGGCGGTGGACGCATTACCGGCGCTCGTCAGTAACCTTGTAATGGGTAACTTAATCAACCGCGATTACGAACCCACTCTGGCGCATTCCGGCGACACGGTTAACGTGCCCATTCCGCCCACTTTGGTGGCGAACAACATTGCGGAGGGAGGGACGGTACAGACGCAGAATCCAAACCTTGGAAACGCACAAATCGTGCTGAATACGCACGCGGAGGCGACGTTCCAGATTCCGGACGTGACCAAGGTTTTGGCGGTACCCGATCTTCTGAGGTTGTATATGCAGCCGGCCGTTGTGGCGATTGCGGAGCGAATAGAGTCGGATATTTTGAATCTGTATTCTCAATTTACTTCCAACACGCCTATTGGAACCGCGGGGGTACCGCTTGTCGAAGCGTCGGTTGACTCCGCGGAAACGGCGCTGTTTCAAGCTAAAGTACCGGCCGGGGCCGCGAAGTATCTGGTGGTCGATCCCACGACTTACTCGGCATTGAGACAGATTCCGAGATTTAGCGAGTACTACAGCGCGGGCGAAGCGGGCCTGCGGGCACTGGTCGACGGAGCCGTCGGTAAGATTAAAGACTTTTTTGTCTTCCGATCGCAGCTAGTACAAAAGACGGGCAGTGGACCAGTGAACACGCATAACTTGGCCTTTGCGCGGGACGCAGTCGGATTGGTTATTCGCAGGCTTCCTCAGCCACTGCCGGGGACCGGCGCGATCGCCGAGTACGCTGAAATGGGCAACTTCGGGATTCGCGTGATAATGAGTTACCAGCCGAACACATTGGCGCAGCAGTTTACGGTGGACGTTCTGTATGGCACCGCGGTACTTCGCAATACCTTTGGAGTGCAGGTCAACAGCTAGCGGAGCGGGACACGAATGGACGCCAGCGCGTCCATTCGGCATCCCAAAAGGAGCGGGCATGGATCTGAGAATGTTCTACCAAAAATTACGGAAGCTCGAACGAGAAATCGCCGAGCCGCACGTGGTGGTTATCAGTCAGGAGACCTCCGACGGGGGGAAGGAAGGGCAAAAAACCGAGGTTTCTCGAGTTAACGCCGCCAGGCTGATTTTAGAGGGGCGGGCTCACTTGGCAAGCGCGGAGGAAACCGCTGAATATCGCAGAAGCGTCGAGGTAGCGATCCAGGACGCGGAGCAGCGCGCCGTGGCTAATAGGGTGCAATTGCACGTGATCTCCGATACGGACCTGCGTGCCATCAAAAGTGCCGGCCGGCCGGAGAAGCGTTAAGAAAGCGACGTCACGGCATGGCCTTATTTACAGACGGACAACTCAATGCACTAATCGATCTGCAGAACTATGAGAATCGCATTCTCGATGTAGCCAACACTGAAGGAATCGACTTAGGCGGAAAGCTTAGGTTAGCTCAAGACGAAGTGGCAAACGAGTTGCTGATGTTCCTGCTAAAACGTTTGCGGTTGCCCGACTCTCCTTGGCTCGCGCAGCCCGCTATGAGGCAGAAGATCGGAGTAAGTGACGTCGTGGCGACAAAGCCGTTGCGGCAGTGGCATGCGCACAAGACGCTGGCGTTCGTTTACCGGGACGCGTATAACAATCAACTAAACGACCGGTACCAAGGTAAGTGGACCGAGTACGAGCAGCTGGCCAAGACGAGCTCACAAAATTACTTTCGAATCGGCGTCGGCATGGTCGCGGGACCTATTCCCAAGGCTTGCGCACCACTGTTAAGCACGATGACCGGGAACGGTTTGGCTTCCACTTATTACGTGGCGGTGACCTGGGTCAACCAGGCGGGACAAGAAGGTAGTCCGAGCGACATTGCGCAGATCACAACCGCGGTTGGCCAAGAACTGGTGGTGACGGCGGTGAAACCCGCGGTCAACGCAATTGGCTGGAATGTGTATGCCGGAGAGGCGCCCAACGAGCTTTCGCTTCAGAGCACTACGCCGGTTGGAATCGGAAGCACGTGGGTTATGACAGCGGCGCTGAGCGCAGGGGCACAGCCCGGCGACGGTCAACAGCCGAACTGGTACCTGGTGGATCATCACGCCATCGAGAGAGGTTAGAAAATGCCCGACATCGCGACCATGACCACCAATAAGCTGATGGTAATACTCACGGGCAGTGAAGGCATTCCGGCGGCCGTAACGGCCTTCTCCCAGGCCGAGAATGTGCCGTTAGCGGGCATCTCGGCGCAGCAGATTATCGCGCAAAACGTCGCGCCGGATATCGCGGAGCGCAGCACTATCAGCAACTACCCTTTGGTTTACGTGTATTGCAGCAAAATGATGAACCTGCTTCGCGAAAAATTCCGAACGTTCTCAGGAACCGCGGAGATGGTAATTGAATTCAGGATCTCGCAGGATCAACTGGACGATATGCAGCCAAACCTGCAATCGTACGTGGGTGCTGTTACTGAAGTTCTTGACAGTAATCGCGGAGATTGGGGAGACGGAGTATTCTTCGCGGGCGCATATGAAGTGGCCTTCGGCGGGGTCAAACATGGGGGTCGGAATTTTCTGCAGACCGGCAAAATATCCTTTGTGGTTCAGATCAGCACCGACTAATTGAGAATGCGAGGCTGGGGGCCGTAGATCAACATGTCTTATATCTTATCGAATAACAACCGTTACTACGTTGCTCTGGAGTCGAGTTACGGTAACGTAGCGAGTATCACTGCGGTAAATCGGATCCCGGCCGTGAAATTAACTGCCAAGCAACAGCCGGAGAAAGTACAGCGCAAAGACAAGACGGGATCTCGCACGTTTGTAGGAAATCCGAGCGGGCTGCGGACGCAAACCAGCTTTTCCCTAAAGACTTACATGGCGAATTGGGCCGACCAGACCACGGCGCCCAGTCACGGACCTCTATTTCAGGCCTGTCTGGGAAGCAGCGCCATGCTTTCCGCCGGCGGCACAGTGGCCTCGATTCCTAATTCGTCACAAGTCGGGTTTGTGGCGCCTCACGGATTGGTGCCGGGGCAGGCTGTTACGAGTAACGGAGAGATGCGGTTCGTCTCCGCCGTAGTGGATGCCAACACGGTTCAACTGAACGCGCCCTTCACCACCAGCCCGGCTATTAGTTCGCAGACCGGGCCTACTGTCGCTTACTTGCCGGCTACCAACTTAATGAGTGTAACGCTCTTCGATTACTGGAGCCCTGGCACCGCAGTACAAAGGATTCTATCTGGAGCGGCCTTAGACCAGCTTACAGTGAAGGTTAACGGAGACTTTCACGAATTTGACTTTTCGGGCGAGGCCCAAGACCTTTTGGATAGCTCGAGCTTTCAAAGTGGCCAGGGTGGGCTTACTGCATTTCCATCGGAGCCTTCGGTAAGTCCGATCAATTATTCAATCATTCCAGGGCATCTTGGGCAAGTGTGGCTGGGAAACACGCCGAACCGGTTCTACACGCTAACGGACGCGCAAATTGGATTTCAGAACAACATTGATCTTCGCGCCAAGGAATTTGGGGCCACGTTACCGCTCGCTATTTCGCCGGGGCAACGCACTGTGTCAGTGGACTTCAGTTTGTACCAAATGGATGACTCAGCAACACCAGCGCTTTACCAGGCCGCACGGCAGGTGTCGCCGATCAGCGTAATGCTTCAACTCGGGCAGCAGCAAGGAGAGTTGTTCGGCGTTTACATGAAGAGCGTAGTGCCTCAAGTACCGCAGTTTGACGACAGCGACCAGCGGCAGCAGTGGCAATTCCAGACATGCCGCGCCCAAGGGAGCGTAAACGATGAAATATTTGTTGCGTTCGGATAGCAAGAAGAAAGAGAACAGTCCGGCTGGAAACACGAGCGGTCGGGTCTCTTACGAAAGCGCCCTAACCGTCGAATCGAAGGTAATGCCGGGTGTTAACTTCGTGATCAACCGGATTTCGTTTGGCCGCCGCATGGACCTGAGCCGGCGAGTCCGAGAAATAACTCAAAGGACTGAATTTCTCGAAGCGGGCAGCGACCTGAGGGAAAAAATCGAGGCGGGCATATTGGCGCAAGAAGTAGACGCGATGTATCTGCGCTGGGCGCTGGTCGGGGTGAACGGCCTGGAAATCGATGGCCAGCCGGCCACGGCGGAGCAGTTGCTTGATCGCGGGCCGGAGGAATTGACCCGCGAGATCGTGGTCGCGATCAAAGAGCAATGCGGGCTGAGCGAAGCCGAACGAAAAAACTAATTGTCGCATTCCATTTTCAATTTGCGAATCAAGTCGCGTGGAAATGCGACGTTTGCCGAAGGAGCGGCTTGGAAAAAAAACGCCGGTGCGGATGGCTTGCAGAGGATGCTTCCATGGCGTCCGTGGTCGTATGGGCTCGTAAGACCGTTTGCGTGACGAGTTGTCCCACGTCTTATATAACTCCCGAAAGTATCGCGTTCATCGAGGAGTTTCATGCTTGGAAGTTGTTTGGGACGACCGACTGGCGACAGTTACCGGCGCGTCTGGTGGAGGCGATTTTCATTTTAGAGAACGAGCTAAGATCCGAGAGGAATGATGCGCAGAGTTGAATTGCAGGACTTACTTCCGGCGGGAACGGTTAGCGATCGATCCCGTAGTGAGGTGCTGCAGGGAGCAGGAGCAGTGGCGGCGAGTGGTGCAGGACCCTTGCCGGCGGCGGGCGGGGGTGGCGGAGGACAGGCGGGTGGTTCCAGTTCAGTGGCGGATCTCAGCAGCCTTTTGCAAGGTCCCGCGCAAAATGTAACAGACCAGATTTCGGCGCTGACTTCGCAGATCACCGCCTTGAGTTCGGCACAACAGGCCCAGGTAGGGGCGATCCAAGATAATACTCAGGCGGTCACGCAGAACACCACCACCAAGAGCGGCGGCTCTTCAGTGGGCAGCACGATCGGAAGCGTGGCGTCGAGCGTACTAGGCGGCGGCTTGTCGCCTATTATCGGCGGCCTACTGAGTCTATTCGGCGGCGGAGGCACCCAGACGCTCGCGGCGCCTGCTCCCTTTATACTGCCAACGCCCGTTCAATATAACGCCGGACTGACGGCCGCCTCCCCGGGCCAGGCGGCTCCTGTCAGCTCCAGCGCCAGCGGACAGCCACGACCCCAAGGGTCCGCGCCACCGCCGCAAATCACCGTTCAGGTTAACGCCATGGATAGCCAGTCGTTTCTGGACCACAGCGACGACATTGCGAATGCAGTAAGACAGGCGTTGTTAAGTTCTAACTCACTAAGTGACGTAATTGCGGATTTATGACATGAGCACATTTCCCGTTCTGAAAACTGGCTCCGTGCTACAGTATCCCGCCCAAAAGCAGGTGACCTTTGCCACCGAAATCGTGCAGTTCATTGACGGGTCCGAACAACGGTTTCGAGAGTACAAAACGCCACTGCACCGCTGGATCATTCAACTTGACTTATTGGATCAGGGCAAATTGCAGGTTCTCCGCGAGTTTTTCAGGACTCAGGCCGGCGGCGCCGACAATTTCGTGTTTACCGATCCGTGGGACGGGACCAGTTACACAAACTGTACCATTGACGGGGGGGATTTCGTGTTGCAACTGGCGGATGAAATGAAGGGCAGCACATCTTTGACAGTGCGCGAAAACCGAGGCTGACATGCTTTATTATCCGCAGCTCTCGAGTGGCGCAGTGTCTCAGTTACCCGTAACCCAGCGTACTAGTATAAGAACGATTTCGAATGGACTCGCGGGCGGGGACACTATCACGATGGCGGATCCCAACTATTCAAGCATGCGGTGGCAGGTTCAGTACGTAGGCCTTACGGATGCCGAGTGGGCATCCATCGAGCAGTTATTCGAGGCGGCAGAGGGACAGCTCACAACGTTCACTTTCCTTGATCCGACGGATAACCTTCTTATGTGGAGCGAGGACTGGACAAGCTCGGTTTGGACCGCCGATCCGCTGCTTGAGGTTGTAAGTGGAGTTCAGGATCCACTGGGCGCAAACAATGCAGTGTAGCTCACCAACACCGCTCAAGCTACCCAGGGTATTATGCAAAATATAGCGGGGGCGAGTTGGTTTCAATATTGCTTCAGCGTATATCTGCGGAGTGACGTTTCCTCGGTGATCCAGATGGTCGCTTCTGCCGGCGGGCAGAATTCATTCACTGCGATTTCAACCGGCCCGGCCTGGGTGCGGGCAATCGCTTCCGGGAGCCTCACGATCCAACAGGACGGTGTAGCCTTCGGAGTGCAGCTGGCCGAGGGAGCCAGTATTCAGGCGTTCGGGCCACAAGTGGAAGCGCAAACGGCAGCCAGCCAATACAAGAAAACGATCGATCTGGGCGGAGTGTATTCGAACACACGTTTCGACTCGGACTCACTCACGTTAACCACAGACGCGCCGAACCAGAATTCCGGAACGGTGAGCCTGTACAGTAGTCTGATTTCGATTTGAAGGGCAGCCAGCCGGTTGCACAACTCAGGAAGGCTGAACCAGAATGGCGACGATCAATGCTCTCAAGGAACTGAAAGTTCCCGGCACGCCTTTGTTCCTGTTCGATTGCACGCTGCCATCGGGCGATCTCCAACACTGGAGCACCCACCCGGTTACAGTCGATGGGCAAGCGTACCTGGCGCGCGTGTTAAAGCACAACACTTTCGAGCTTAACTCGTCGCCGGAATCGGCCACCGACGGCGCGTCAACGGTATCCATCACACTTGCTAACGCCGATTCATACCTTTCTGCAATCGAGCGTAACGTCGGTTGGAAAGGCTCCCAGCTTACCGTCACTTTCTTATTTTTCGATCTCATAAACGCTGTGGCGGCCTCCAACAGCCAGATCGTATTCCGCGGAATCGCGAATCCACCCGATGAGTCCACCGAGTCTACGCTTCGTCTCAGTTTTACGACGCGACTAAACCTGCAGCGAATCTTTTTGCCGGAGATACGAATCCAAAGGCGCTGCCCTTGGGCGTTTCCGGCTACCGCGAGCCAGCGGCAGGAAGCGGTCAACGGGGGGACAAGCGGCGCGTTCTCCATATTCTATCCGTGTGGATATTCGCCGGACCAAACCGGCGGCGTAGGGAATTTAAACGCGGGAACGCCCTACACTACCTGCGATTACAGCCGTACGCAGTGCATTCAGCGGGGAATGTTTGACGAGGACAGCAACAACAACGTCACTCGCAGGTTCGGGGGCATCGAGTTCGTGCCGTCTTCTATTTACGTCCGCACCTATGGAGAAAAAGGCTCACATATTTCAGTACCGCCCGATAACACGGCGTTTTACAACGACTTCGTTCCTCTCATTTACGGCACCGGCTGGTATCAGCCTCCTATCGTATTTGCTCGCAATGACGGGAATCTCACTCATCTCGAGGTGCTTTTGGGGGCCGGCCAAATAAGTGGCGTTCTGACGGTGGTGGTGAACGACCTTCAAATTCCAATCGGGGTCACCGGCACTAACATGACGGGGACTGGTTGGTACAACGTAGTAAGTCTGGGCGGACGTACCGGAAGTTTTAACCTCGATTTCACCGATTCGTCGGGAAATCCGCTGGGCGATCCTTACGGAAGCATGGCGTTCATGTCCGTGGTGGTGCCAAACAACATCTCGGACGGGAGTTCGCTTCCGTCGATCCAGGTCCTGATCCAAGGACTCGAGCTGGCGCAGTTTGACTCCGGCGGCAATTACACCGACACGGTCTTCACCAACAACTCAGCGTGGGTGCTGCTGGATATTCTCTGCCGCAGCGGTTGGGCGCTTAGCGACCTCGACCTGGCCAGTTTCGCCGTTGCCGCGGAGCGCTGCGATGCTTTGATTCAAACGACGGATCTCAACGGCAACAGCACGCTAGTTCCAAGGTATCAGTGCAATCTGCTGCTGATGAACCGGCGTAGCGCGGGCGATATCGTGCGCGGAATCAGGAACGGCGCGGCGCTGTATCTGGCCTTCAACACGTCCGGCCAACTGCAGTTAAACTCTGAAGATACTTTGGCGGTGCAGCAGCCATCTCAAATGGCGTTCAGCAATAGCACCGTCTCGCTCAACGGCGGATGGCCGGCCTATGAGTTCGGCGACAACGCCTTGTCCGGCATCGTGAGAGGAAGCAATGGCGCTTCATCGCTTCGTGTCACGACGCTTAGTCTGGCGGACTCACCCAATCAGTACACGGTGGAATTTCAGGACGAGTTCAACGAATACCAACAGGACAGTTTGTCGTTAGTCGACGTTGACGACTCACTGCTGACGGGCCAAGATATAACCGTCAGCCTCACACAGCTCTGGGCCTTCCCAACTTCGATCAAGCGACTCGGGCTGCCGCGCTGCAATTGTACAAGTCGATCCAAGGAAACACGTATGTACAATTTGAAACCAGCGTGAAGGGCGCCGGATTAAGGCCTGGGGATATAATTACACTTACTTACTCCAAGGAAGGTTTTGAGCGGCAACCCTTCAGGATTACCAAAATCGCGCCCGGACTCAACTTACTTACGGCTGTGATCACTGCCCAGATTCATGACGATGCCTGGTATACGGTGATCAATTCGGGCGCTATTGGGCTGGGCCGGCAGGTTGGTGTCGAAGTGGGTTTGCCGCGTCCTCTGGTAGGAACCTTGTTGGACAGTAATGGAGTTGAGCAATTAGGCATAACGGAGTCGTCGACGACCAGTAGTGATGGGAGCATCGCTACTTACCTATCAGTCTCATTCTCAGTCCCCAGCCAGCCGGCCGCCAGCAGTACCGGCATTCCGCTCGTGGGCCTGAACCCTCAAATCAATACTACAGGCGGCACGCTCGGGGGCGGACAGGCTCTGTATTACGGGATCAGCGCGGTGGATGCAAGTGGCGCGGAGAGCTGATTGTCGTTCATTATAATGGCGATCATTCCCGCTGGTACGAACACAAACAGCGTAACCCTCATCAGCCTGAGTTTTTCGTCGACCGCCGCGGCGTTTCACGTTTATCGGGGAGCAAATCCGATCCAACTGTTGCGGATTGCTTCGAACGTCGCGATTGCGCAGCAGTTTATCGACAACGGAGCGACGCCTTTATTAATGGGGCCGCCGGATTACAACTACGATCACGCGAACTTTTATTGGCGGCTAGAATTGCAGCCCCCAGAGAGCGTCGACATCTATTGCGCCAGCACGGTCGGCAACAGCACGCTGAACATGTTACCGGCAGAATATAACGGAGCGACGGTCCGAATAACGGAAGGTACGGGCGCTGGCCAGGAGCAGATCGTGGCCGCGAATACCGCGACTACGGTAACCACCACAACGAACTGGAGCGTTGAACCGGACGCGACCAGTGTTTTCTTGGTTGCGGACTCCAGTTGGCAATTCGGAGCGTCGAGCAGTTCATCACCTGTCTCTTTTGTGGTGCCCAACCGGGAAGGTGTGACGGTGCACGTCTCCGGGCGCGCGGCCAATGTAAGTGACGATGAGGCGTCGTACGAGTTATCGCCCCTCACGAGTTGGCAAATTTCGGGCTCTGCCGGCGATATCCTCGACTCCGATATTCCCGGGCTTCCTGCGTTCGGGCTGTTTCCGAATGGGCGAGGCGGAATTGAGGCAGTAAGCGTCGGCTTTACAAGTCTTACTAACACCCGGACGATTAGCGCCGGAACATTGGTGCTGGGATATTGGGATGAGCTGAACGGTCCCTCTACCGTGATGCTGACTGCCAGCATGGGAACCGGCGATATCGCATTTACTGTAACAGCGGCCGTTTCCGCCGCCGCCGGCGACTTAGTCCAAATCGACAGTGAAATCATGGTCGTGCAGCAAGCCGTAACGGCAGGAACAACTTTTGAGGTTGCGCGCGCTTCGCACGGCACGTCGGCCGCGATTCATACAATACCGGTGGGCGTGTACTTCCTGGAGCAGAAGACCTTTATCATGCCGTTCGTGCAGGACTTTTTGGCAGTCCGGCCAGCGGAAGCTATGCTTATCCGGTGTCCATACCCGACGTGCGGATCGCGACGGCCGACTTGTTCGTCACAAATTCACGAGGAAACAGCCCGGTGGCAATGCAAGGTTTTACGGCCACCAGCGATCTTGGCTTGCGGACATTATCGGGCGGCCAATTGTCCATTCAGGTGGAGGGCCCCCTGGCGATCCAAACCAACGCTGCTCCGCCGCTTTTGATGGAGGCCACTCATTCGGTGCGCGATGTATCCGCGGCTGTGGGCGCCGCTCCAACAGGCGCCGCGGTCGTAATGGAGGTGACGCAAAACGGGCAACCGTATTGCCAGCTCACAATTCCCATGGGCGCCACCGTTTCTAACGTAGTCGATGGATTCGCTCTCGGACCATTAGTGGAAGAGGCGCAGATTGGGCTGAATATAACATCGGTCGCGCAAACGGCAAACACCGCACCGGGTAGCGACTTAACCGTGACGATTCGATTGTAGTCCTGTGTATGCCTGAAATTCTAGAAAAGCTGCGAGCCGATCAGGACCTGCAATGCTATTTCCTCGAGCCCTCGGCGATTGCCGCGCTAAGTTCGGCCGGCGCCAACGGCTACACGGTTTCGGGCAGTTGGCGGCAACAATTTGACTGGGCGGTTATCGAATGGAACCGCGACAATGTGTTCGAGCATCCGGCGTTTCGATCGTTGCCGGATGGAGACCTCAGCGGACTGACGCTGACCTATAACGAGACTCGTCAAAACTGCATCCCGCTCGACTCGATTCTCTATCCGACCGTCGACTGGCCCAATCTTCGCGTTTGGGCCGATCCCGGCACTGGCGAACAGATTTACAAGGTCCCTCTCGTGAACTATGCAACGCCACTGGCGGGCTCTTATCAATCAGCGACCGTTCAGTTTCAGCTCAGCGGAACGGTAACTGCTGGAGACTACGTCGGCGTAGCATTTCTTTCCGAACACTATTATTACTTGATGACTTCGAGCGACACCCTGGATACTGCAATCGAGAGCCTGGCTGTAGCTGTTAGTGCATCTTCACCCACCATGCAGGCCACGCCGAGTGGCGCTACAATCATCCTGACTTACATCGGCGCCGGTCAGACGGTTGCGAATAGCACTACCGGAGCGAACGGAAATTGGATAGGCGCGTACACGTTTGTATCCGGCAGTATGACGGAACAATGGGATGCGGCATCGGGGCAGTTTTCCGGCGGCCTATCACCGACACAATGGCAAGTGACGCTGCCATTTGCATCTCTGGCTGACCCCACGTTAGGGACAATTCCCGCCAGCGCGGTTCGCAAGTTACGCTGGACTTACTCGGCCGAACTTCAAGCGGGCGCTTATATCCGAAGCGAGTTTCAAGTCGTGGTTTCGAACTGGACCGTTACCGGCACGGGCCGGGCTTATTCAATCGCTGGGGCGGGCAGCCGTCGAATTGAAAACGATAACAATCTTGTTCAATATGTAGGGACCTGGAGCGCTCTGGGCGGGAACTTTTCCGGCGGGAGTATTCAGTACACCAGCACGAATCAGGACGCCATTAATTGCACATACACGTCGGCGCAACAGCACAGTTTGTACCTGGGGACGAGGCTGCTGAACAACGGAACGGTCATCTCTTATTCGGTGGATGGTCAGAGCGCCGTCACGATCAACCTGAGTTTTCCATTAGAGGACGTTCTGATACGAACCCTGCTCGGCCAGTTCGGAGCTGGAAGCCACAGTGTCACCGTGACCCAGGAGGGCGCCAACGGGACTTATTTTTACTTTGATTTCCTCGAGCTGGCGATTCCCACCACGACGCTGCCCGTGGAAAACGCCGAGACGACGCTTACTGTGGCGACCGATTGGGACACCAACCACTCTATTGCGCTGGCTCCCGAGCGCACCGCGGGGATAATCAATTCACTGGGTTTTCGAGCGAGGGTGAACCACTATGCCGGGGCGCTTTGGTTTTATGAGCTGAACTGCGTTGGTCAGGAATATGCAAGCGGCACTATAACATTTTCAGGAAGCCCCGACGCGAATCTTATCACCGAAATCATGATTGGCCGGGCAGATCAGCCTTTGGTAGCGCCCAACGTCATTCAGCATTTGAATCTCGATTGGGATACCACGGAAACACTTGCTACGGCCTTTGCGCTGGAATTGAATAGAGGATACACCGCGATTCGCGCTGAGGCGAGCGGCAGTCAGCTCACGATCTATTCCCGATCGATGGGCGCGGATGGCAACGAGGTCTCCATCGCTACCAGCGCGAACACTACCGATCTTACGATCGTGACTTCGGGAGCCACGCTCTCGGGCGGTGTAGACGGCAACTGGCGAACCGACCTGGAAGCCACGCCGCGATTGAATCGCGCAGCTCGGGATTGGAGCCAAAGCTATTTTCAAGCGCTGTACGGCTACGGATATGACGCGGTCGCGTCTTTCAGTATGGAACTCGGGAACGGCGATCCCTCCGCCAGCGTCGGCGTCGCGCAAGTTTATCCAAGCCAGGCTCCGGTCTTGCTGAACACGCCTTCTTTGCAGACCAACTTTTCGCCCACCAGTACGAATTTCTGGCAGCAGGTATATACGGACATGGCCACCGTATTGGTTGCGGCCGGGCTGGTCCCCTATTTGCAATTTGGCGAAGTGCAGTGGTGGTATTTTCCAGACGACGGGTCCGGGATGCCCTTTTATGACGCCTACACTACCAGTACGTTTCTTGCGCAATATGGCCATGCTATGACCGTTATTACGACCAATACGATCGATCCACTTACAATCCCGGATGAGGCCGCGTTCCTGCCGGGACTGATCGGCATCTTCACCAGCCAAATCAGGGGTTTCGTCCGTTCGACTTACCCAACCTGCCGCTTCGAAGTGCTCTACCCGGTGGATGTTAATGACACCTCGCTCAACCAGGTGATCAATTATCCGACGGCAGATTGGACGCCGGCCAATCTAAATTGTCTCAAGACGGAGGGCTTCAGTTACACGGCCGAACGCAATGTCGATCTAGCCACTACGACGATTGCAGCCGGAGCCACTCATGGCTTTCCCTCCTCGCAACGAAGTTACTTGGTAGGAGTAAGTGATTCTTCGACAGCTTGGATAAAGGAAGCCAGGATCGCTGAAGCGAACGGCTTGGAGTCGGTCGTGTTGTTCGCGCTCGATCAAATCTGCCTGGTCGGATATTCTCTGCCTTTATCCACGGGCCTCCGCCGCAGCGTCCAGCTGGGATAA